CTAAAGACAAAAAAATAGAAGCATTAAGAAAATTAAATATTAAACAAGAAGATGTTAAACAAATGACTATAGACCTTACTGAACTTAATTCAGCAGACTTTGCTAGTAAATATAGAGTAATGAAAGAACATTTTAAAAAAGCAATTGGCTATACAAAACCTAAAAAAATAAAAAAGTCTTCAAAAGAATAAATAATGGCTGAAGTATTAAATGAAGAATTGTGGCTTAAAGATGCTGGAGTTACAGCAGATACAAAAAGTTATAGTATATATAAAGAAAAAGAATTCAATCTTTTAAAAGATGCTGGTGTATCAGATGAAGAAATTTTAGGTCTAAAATATCAAAGTAATGAACTAAAGGCAGCAAATCAAGCATGGTGGAAAAATGCTATAGATGGAGTTGGAGAGTGGGCAGTAGGTGATGATGCAGATTGGGATACTTATTGGGAAAGAGGTTTAGGTAAATCTAATATAAATCTTGCAACACAATTTCATTCAAGTGGAAAATATGGATATGATTGGCAAAAAGCCATGGAAGCAGAACCAGAAGATACAGGTGCATTAGAAAGAGCATTTGAAACTATAGTAGGTCTAGGTGCAGATTTACCAACATTTATAGCTGGTGGTGCAGCAGGAAAAGTTTTAACAGGTGGTAGTGCATTTGGCACAGGTTTTGGTGCAGGTTTTGTAAATGATAGTATTAAAGCTATGTATATAGAAGCCTTAAATAGAGGTGAGGTTAATAGTTTTAGTGAATGGTGGGATATTTTTTTAAAGCATGGAATTGCAGAAGGTCTAAAGGGCGGATTAGTAGTAGGATCAATGTCAGTAGCCCCATTAGCATTAAATGCAATGAAAATACCAACAAACTTTCTAACTAAAAATATGTCTAGGTGGGTTGCTCTTACAGGTGTTGGTGCAATATTAGATGGAGAATTACCTTCAAAAGAAACAATGGTCAATAACGCAATTATACTTGCTGCATTTGGTATTGTAGAATCTAAAGCATCTAAAATGGTTAATGATAGTAGTAGAAAAAATAAAGTAGATACTAATACAATAGTAGATCAAACTATAAAAAATACTCAAATGAAGGAAGATGCTGGTAGTAAAAATATTAAAACATTTAGAAAAGATAAGAAAATAACAGAATTAGAAGTTAAAGAAATTAAAAAAGAATTAGTAGAATTAAACAAGTTAGATACTTTATCAAAACCTAAAGTTGTTGAAAATAAAGCTAAAGAAATAGAAAGACTTGAAGCAGAAGTTAAACTTTTAAATGATAAAATATCAAAACCTGCTAAAAAAATAACTGAATCAGAAAAATATAGATTAGAAACACAATTAAAAATAACCGAAAAAGAATTGGCAGAAGCTAAAGAAGGAAAAATTATAGAAAAAGAGCAAGTTGAAGCATTTAAAGAAGGACAAAAAGTTAAATTAGAAAAAGAAACAAAAGCACTATCTGATAAAATACAGGAAGCACAAATTGAATTTAATATTATTAAAGGAAAAAAGAAGAATGGTGAGATGTTTAATGAGGATAGATATATAGAACTAAAAAATGAAATTAAAAAGAATGCTAAAAAGATTACAGAAAATAATAAATTACTAAATAAAGATAAACGAATTTTAGAACTAGAACAAAAATTAGCTGAAAGGGGTGAAACAGTTTCAAAATTTATAGAGAGAGATAAAGTTATTAATAGATCAACAGATAAAGACATGAATGCTATAATGGATCAAACATTACTTGGTAAGATTAAATCTGATGGTAATATAAAAACTTATGCAGTTCAGTTAGTTACATCTATGATTGATAGATTATACCCCATATTACTAGCTGTAAGAGAAGCCAAAAAAAGAGGGGTTAAATTAAGTGTATTAGATGCTTATAAGCAAATGCGTGTATCTGTAGGAAATATTGGTAAGGGATTTCATTTTATTAAACACGCAACATTTGATTTTAAAACTTTAAATGATAATGGAAAAGGATTAACTGTAATTTTAAAAGATGTTATTAAAACAGCAGATAAATATAGAGATTTTACTGGTTATTCTATTGCGAAAAGAGCATTAGAAAAATTTGCACAAGGTATAGAAACTGGTTTTTCTGCCACTAAAGAAGCTAGAGAAGGTTTAAAAAGAATAATAAAAAAACATGAAAAAGAATTTGGAGAAGTTCATAAAGAGTTGCAAGAGTATCAACAAAGAGTTTTAGTGTATTTAAAAGATTCTGGACTACTATCACCAGAATTATTTGAACGAGTATTGGAATTGAATAAAGATTTTGTTCCTTTACATAAAGTTATGGATGTAACTCTTACATCTACTTCATTAGGAAAAACAGTTCAAAATCCATTAAGAAAACTTAAAGATACTATAGGAGATAAACCAATTATTGATCCAATAGAAAACATGATGTTAAACACAATACATTTTATTAATCTAGCTGAAATGAATAAAACACATAAAGCATTTATTTCTATGGCATTAGAAGCACAAAAAACTAAAAGTACAACACCAGAATTAGATTTGTTTGCTGATATAAAAGAAATAAAAGACCTTAAACCTGTAAGAGTAGCTAAAGAAGAATTAAAAGATATTATTGTAGACAACAAAGGTACAACAGCCAATTTAGAACAGGGTATGACTATTTTTAGACGGAATGGTTCATTCGTAGGCGAAACAAGAATAATTGTATTTGAAAATGGTAAACCAAAAATATATGAAGTAGGAAAAGATTTTGCGAATTCTTTAAAAGATACAAATTGGTTTCAAACACAAATGTGGGCAAGAATACTCTCTATACCTACACGAACATTAAGAGCAGGTGCTACACTTGATCCTGCGTTTATTATTAAAAACTTTGGTAGAGATTCATTTTTTGCTTCTATATTTTCTAACAATACATTTATACCTTTGTGGCATTCTATGAAAGGAATCTTTCTTCAATTTGGTAATAAAGGTCATAAAGCTACAGATGTATATAAAAAGTTTATGAAGTCTGGTGGTATGCAATCTACATTATTATCATTTGATAGAAGTTATTTTAAAGATGGGCAAATGCTAACAGAATTAACAGGTAGAAAATTACATAATACAATCAATCCTAAAAATTGGTTAGAATCATTAAGAATAGCATCGGAAGTTGTTGAAACAGGATCAAGACTTGCAGATTTTCAATTGACTATTAAAAGACTTGAAAAAGAAAATGCTAAATTACCAGAAGGTAGTAAAATGTCTGAAAGAGAATTATTAGAACTAGCAGGTTTTGAAGCTAGAGATTTAACTGTAGATTTCAGAAAAATGGGATCAGCAATGCAAGGTCTTAATATGATTAATGCGTTCTTTAATGCAAGAGTACAAGGTATAGTAAAAATAAAAGAAGGTCTTGCTAATCCTAAAACAAGAAATAGAGTATTAATAAATGGTTTTAGAAATATTACCGCACCTACACTTGCACTTTGGTGGGCTAATAAAGATAGTCAAGTTTATAAAGATTTACCGCAATGGCAAAAAGATTTGAATTGGATTATAATAACTAAAGAAGGTACGGAAGATCAAATAGTATGGAGAATACCTAAACCTTTTGAAATAGGATGGGTGTTTGGTACTTTACCAGAAAGAATATTCGATTATATTTATAATGAAGATAAAGATTTAGTTAATTCTACTAAACAGTTTTCTTATGATTTTATAAAGTCTTTTGGCCCACTTCCAGAAGTTATTAAACCATTTTTTGAAGATTCAGTAAATGAAAGTGTATTTTTTGAAAGACCAATAGTTCCTTATGCTTTAGAAAAAGTATTACCAGAATATCAATACACAGAATACACAAGTGGAACTGGAAAATTAATTGCTAGTGTATTTGCAAAATTAAGACCAGTAGATGCAACAGAATTATATGGGCCAAGTTTAGATAGTCCTGCTAAAGTAGATAATTATATAAAAGCATGGACAGGTGGATTAGGTAAATATACATTAGATATATTAGATTATGCTTATAAAACAATAGGTGTAACAAAACCAACTGTAAAACCTTGGTCAGATAATTGGATTAAAAATTTAGTTGATATACCTATAATAGCTTCATTTGTTGTAAGGCATCCAGGTTCTTCATCAGAACATATTACTAAATTTTGGAAACTATGGATGCCTGTGGATCAAAAACTTATAACATATAAATATTTAATGAGCCAAAATAAACCAGAAGAAGCTATAAAAATTTTTAATAAAATTGATAAAAATAAATTAGCTTTAGAACCTAATGCAGAAACTATTAAAGGTTTAGGTGATATGATAGATATGATATATAAGAATAATTCAATTGAACCTAATGAAAAAAGACAATTAATAGATGGATTTTATTTAGATATTATTGAAATAACAAAAGCAGCATTAAAAAAACAAAAAGAGTTAAAATAATAGGAAAAATAACATTTAATTTAAAGATAATTAATGGTATTATAGGGTAAAGATAACTATGACAATTTCTACAACTACGATAAAAAATAGCTATTCGGGTGATGCTAGTACAACAGTTTTTGCTTATACTTTTAAGATAGCAACAACAGCCGATATAGAGG